CGCCATCACCAATGTACCCCAGAGACCCGGCGAGGACAACAAGATCGGGCGCGCCCGTGACGAGTACCGCCGTGACTTCTTCGCCGCTATGCGCGGCAGGACGGTCACCAACGTTCTCTCCGAGGGTGTGGACGCTGACGGCGGCTACCTTGTGCCGACCGAGTTTGAGAGAACAATCGTCCAGGGTTTGGATGAGGACAATGTTATCCGTAAGCTGGCAAAGACCATCACCACCTCGGTGGAGCGCAAGGTGCCCATCGCCGCCACTCCCTCTGTCGCCACCTGGGTGGCTGAAAACGGCGCGATTCCTGAAAGCGGCGTGACCTTCGACCAGAAAACTCTCGACGCCTACAAGCTGACCGACCTTGTAAAAGTCAGCGTGGAACTGCTGGCGGACAGTATGTTTGATCTGGAATCCTACCTCGCCGCTGAGTTTGCGAGAGCCATGGGCGTGGCTGAGGAGGAAGCTTTCTGCGTCGGCAACGGCACCGGCCGTCCCTCCGGCATCTTCACCGAGAACGGCGGTCATGTGGGCGCCACTTCCAGCGGTGCGTCGATCACCTTTGATGATGTAATCAATCTGGTGTATTCGCTGAAAACGCCCTACCGCAGAAACGCCGTGTTCCTTACAAACGATTCTACCGTGTCGGCGTTCCGCAAGCTGAAGGATTCCAACGGCCAGTATCTCTGGCAGCCCGCCCTGGCGCAGGGTCAGCCCGACCGCTTGTTTGGCTATCCGCTCTATACCACTCCTTACGCTCCGACCATTGCAGCGGGCGCGTTTGCGGCGGCGTTCGGCGACTTCTCCAACTACTGGATCGCCGACCGTGCGGGCAGGACGCTTCAGCGGCTCAATGAACTGTATGCCGGAAACGGTCAAGTCGGATTCCTTGCCACTGAGCGTGTGGATGGCAAGGTGATTCTGTCCGAGGGCATCCAGCTGCTCAAGATGGCAGGCGGCGCGTGATTATGGCTGTACTTGATGGTTTACTGCAAAAGGTCAAAGCCAACCTCATACTGGAGCATGACGCGGATGATGAACTGTTAAAGGGCTTCATCTGTGCCGCCGTTTCCTATGCGGAGAGTTACCAGCATATCCCTGAGGGAACCTACAGCGAGAACGCTATGCCAGCCACCACCGAGCAGGCCGTCATCATGCTGTCGAGCCATTTCTACGAAAGCAGGGACGGCTCGACCGGCGGCTTCTTTGCCGACAACGTGCAGGCCGGACAGCAGGTGTGGAACACGGTCAACCTACTCCTTCGGCTGGATCGGAGGTGGCAGACATGAGTTTTGGGAAGATGAACACCTTCATTGATATTATCTCCGTCGAGCCGGTGAAGGACGATGAGGGGTTCGTGAATACTGGCGATACCGTTCTGGCGAGCCTTCGGGCATATAAAGAGGACCGGCACGGCAACGAGAAATGGGCGAACCGGGCGGCTTTTTCCACGGCGACCGCCCTGTTTCGCTTTCGTAAGCTGCCGGATTTTACTGTAACTACTTCATTATATATCACCTGCGCCGATGGGCGTTTTCGGATTCTGTCCGTTGAGGATGTCAAAGGGCGCGGGATGTATGTGGAAGTGCTGGCGGAAAAAATAGAGCCGACTGTGAGGTGATGTGTATGGCAAAAGTTACTGTGAAACTTCCTGAAGATTTTTTACTCAAGGTCTCCAAGCTGGGCGGCCAGACGGACAGAATCATCGAATCCTGTCTGGAGGCAGGCTCCGAGGTTGTGCTGTCCAAGGTGCGCAGTAATCTGAACTCCGTCATTGGCAGCGGCACAAAGTACCCTTCCGAAGCTACCGGCGAACTGGCGTCGTCTTTAGGCGTCACTCCCGCCAAACTCGACAGGGATGGCAATCACAATGTGAAAATCGGCTTCAACGAGCCGCGCCGCCGTCAGTATGCCGCTAAGGGCAAACGCAGCTACTACACCATCACCAACGCCATGATCGCCAACGTTATCGAACACGGCAAGCATGGCCAGCCTGCGAAGCCCTTCCTGAAACCGGCGCGGACTTCATCCCGCAAAGCGTGTATTGAGGCCATAAAGCGGAAGCTGGATGAGGAGATCGAGAAAATATGAGCATTTTGAAAGAATTGAATACGATTTTGGACGGTCTCGGCATTTCGGTCGAGACCGGTGTTTTTAAAGGGAAAGCGCCGGACGAATACGCCGTCATCACACCGATGACGGATGTGTTTGAGGGTTTTGCGGATAATACTCCCCACTTTGAAATCCAGGAGGCGCGGATTTCCCTTTTCAGCAAGAACAACTACCAGCAGCGCAAGAATCAGATTGTCAAGGCACTGCTGGCATCGGAGTTTGAGATCACCGACCGGCGTTATATCGGCCATGAGGATGATACGGGCTACCACCACTACGGCATTGACGCCGCAAAACTATATGAATTGGAGGATTGATTATGGCTACTATCGGTCTTGATCGGCTGCATTACGCGCCGATTACGGAAGATGAAAACGGCGAAGAAACCTACGGCACCCCCGTTATGCTCGCCAAGGCAATATCGGCAGAGTTATCCATAGAGCTTGCAGAGGCAACGCTCTATGCGGACGACGGTGCGGCTGAAATCATCAAGGAGTTTAAAAACGGCACCCTCTCTTTGGGTGTGGACGACATCGGCCGCGCCGCCGCAGAGGAACTGACGGGTGCCACCACGGACGACAACGGCGTGCTGATTTCCACCAGCGAGGACGGCGGCAAGCCTGTGGCTGTGGGCTTCCGAGCGAAAAAGGCCAACGGCAAATACCGCTACTTCTGGCTCTACCGTGTGAAATTCGGTGTGCCCAGCACCAACCTTGCCACCAAGGGTGATTCCATTACCTTTTCCACGCCCACTATTGAGGGCACCGTTTCCCGTCGTAATAAGCTGGACGGCAACGGCAACCACCCGTGGAAAGCCGAGGTCAACGCTGACGACCAGGGTGTGGAGGCGGCAACCATCAACGGCTGGTACAACGAAGTGTATGAGCCGACATTCGGCAATGAGGGAGGTTGATTAAGATGGCTGAAAATGTAATTCCGAATAACGAAAGGTCGGCTTTTATCAATATCGGCGGTGTGGATTTTGAGTTGATACTCACCACCCGCGCCACCAAGGAAATAGCAAGGCGCTACGGTGGTCTTGAAAATTTGGGCGACAAGCTGATGAAGTCTGAGAACTTTGAACTGGCCTTGGATGAGATTATCTGGCTCATCACGGTGCTGGCGAACCAGAGCATCCTTATTCACAACCTGAAAAACAAGGATAATCCCAAGGAGGTGCTGACTGAGAATGAGGTGGAATTGCTAACCTCGCCCTTGGAACTGGCGACCTACAAAAGCGCCATCACTGAGGCGATGTTCAAGGGCACCAAGCGTGATATCCTGTCGGAGGAAAATCCAAAAAACGTGGAGGCCGAGTCGAAGATGCTGAACTCTTCACTCGGCTGATTTATTACGGCACGGTGCATCTGCGCCGCTCCGAGGAGGAAACCTGGCTGATGCCCATGGGATATCTGCTTGACCTGTGGGAGTGCCACAAGCAGTTCCTCGGTATGGCAAAACCTAAACGGGAACTGTTTATTGATGAGATAATCCCTGACGGGATTTAAAGAAATCTGCGATGGAAGGAGGTGGCGTTTCAAATGAGTGATAATTTCGGTCTGAAGATTGGAGTCGAAGGCGAAAAAGAGTTTAAAAACGCCTTGCGGGACATCAACCAGTCCTTCAAGGTGCTGGCATCGGAAATGAATCTGGTGTCCTCACAATTTGACAAAAACGATAAATCCATTCAGGCTTTGGCGGCTCGTAATCAAGTGCTGAACAAGGAGATCGACCAGCAGAAAGAGAAAATCTCCACCCTGCGCGACGCTCTGCAGAACGCCACCGACTCCTTCGGTGAAAACGATAAGCGCACACAGGCTTGGGCGATTCAGCTGAACAACGCTAAAGCCGAGCTCAACGGAATGGAGCGTGAGCTGGAGCGGAATAACCGCGCCCTGGACGAACACGCCGAAAGTACCGACGACAGCGCCGAAAATATGGAAGACGCCGCCGAAGCCGCTGATGATCTTGCCGATGAACTGGACGATGCAGCCGATTCCGCTGAAAAGGGCGGCGGCAAGTTTGAAAAGCTGGGCGGTATCCTCAAAGGCATCGGCGCGACCATGGGCGCTGTGGCCGTCGCCGCTGGGGCAGCCGCCATCAAGCTGGGCAAGGAAGTCGTCCAGCAGTTCGGCGAACTGGAGCAAAACCTGGGCGGCTCGGAGGCGGTCTTTCAGGAATATGCCGACCATATGCAGAAAATCGGCGAGGACGCCTACAAGAATATGGGTGTATCCCAAAGCCAGTATCTTGCCACCGCCAATAAGATGGGCGCCTTGTTTCAGGGCTCCGGCCTGGACGTTCAAAAATCCGCCGACCTTACGGAAAAGGCCATGCAGAGAGCGGCGGACATGGCTTCGGTCATGGGCATCGATATGCAGGTGGCGCTGGATTCCGTTGCGGGCGCAGCCAAGGGCAACTTCACCATGATGGATAACCTGGGCGTCGCCATGAACGCTACCAACATCGAAGCCTATGCCCTTGCCAAAGGGCTGGACTTCACCTGGGCGAGCGCCACGCAGGCGGAAAAGGCCGAAGTCGCCATGCAGATGTTCTTTGAAAACACCGAACAGTATGCGGGCAACTTCGCCCGTGAATCCACCGAAACCGTCACCGGCTCTCTCGGTCTGCTGACTGCCGCCGCGGAATCCTTTGTGGCGGGGCTTGGCAACGCCAACGCCGATATGACCAATCTGACGGGAAACCTTGTGGACGCTTTTGAGGCTGTGGTGAAAAATATCGTGCCGGTGCTGGAAAATGTAGTGGCGGCGCTGCCCACCGCCATGGGCGCGATATTATCGGCAATCGGCGACTTGCTCCCCATGCTGATTGAAACGGTGACCAATCTGTTCACGCAGGTTCTGACCATGCTGTTATCCCTTCTGCCGGAGCTCATTCCGGCGGCGGTCGAAGCGGTCATGACCATTGTGGGTGCGCTCATAGACAATTTGCCCCTGCTGATCAGCGCAGCCATACAGCTGATTACGGCTTTGGTGCAGGGCATCGGTGAGGCGCTTCCGCAGCTGATTCCGGCTGCCGTGAACGCTGTCGTCACCATCGTGCAGGGACTGATCGACAATATGCCCATGCTGCTGGACGCGGCGCTTCAGCTGATTCTCGGCTTGGCACAAGGCTTACTGGACGCTCTGCCACAGCTGATTGCGGCGCTCCCCGCACTGATACAGTCCATCCTGGACTTCATCATCGGGGCGATCCCCCAGATCATTGACGCGGGAATACAGCTGTTCGTGGCATTGGTGACCGCTCTGCCGGAAATCATCGCGCAGATTATCGCTGTGATTCCGCAGATTATCGCATCCATCGTGACCGCTATCATCCAGTCCATCCCGATGCTTATCCAGGCGGGAATTGATCTGCTGGTGTCACTGATTCAGGCATTACCGCAGATTATCACGCAGATCGTGGCGGCGATCCCGATTATCATTGAGGGGCTGGTGAGCGCCATCATTGGCAACATCGACAAGATTATCATGGCGGGCGTTCAGCTGTTGATCTCATTGATTGCAAACCTTCCGAAAATCATCGTGGAAGTGGTGAAAGCCGTACCGCAGATCATAGCGGCGCTGGTCAAGGGCTTCATGGACAGCGCCGGCAAAATCGTGGATGTGGGCGCAAATCTCATCAAAGGACTCTGGCAGGGCATTTCCAACGTGGGCGACTGGCTGTGGGGCAAAATCTCCGGCTTCTTCGGCGGCGTGGTCGACCGTATCAAGAACTTCTTCGGCATCCATTCGCCGTCCACGCTGTTTGCGGAACTTGGCGGCAATATGGGTGAAGGTATCGGCGTGGGCTTTGAAAAAGCCATGGCCCACGTTTCCGAAGATATGCAGAACGCCATCCCCTCCAGCTTTGATGTGGACGCGGGCGTCAATGTCCACGGCGATGTTTCCGGCGGAGCCGGCGGCTTTGGCGGCTACGGAGGAAGTCCGCTGGTTGTGGTACAGCAGATGATTGTCCGCACCGAAGACGATATCCGCCGTGTGTCCCAGGAACTATATAACCTGATGCAGACCGGCTCAAGGGCGCAGGGCCGGTTCAATCCGGCATAAAGGAGGTGAGGTGCGATGGGTTTTATTTATGGCGGCATATCGTCGCAGAGCATGAAAATACGGGCGAGGCTTACCAACTGGCAGGCGTCGCCCTCGCTGCGCAACTCCTTTGTGGGCATTCCCGGAAAGCCTGGTGTGGCAGACTTCGGAAGTGACAGCGCGGAACGGGTTGTTACCGTCCGGTGCAACATTTATCCTCAGCGGAACTTCGCCGTTCTGGTTTCTGTGCTGGATGATATGGCGGAGTGGCTTGATCCGGCGCACGGCGCAAAGCAGGTCATCTTCGATGATGTGCCTGATAGATATTTCACCGCACGGCTCTCTGAAGCAGTGGACTGCGAACGCCTCATCCTGTCGGCAGGAGCCTTTGATTTGAAATTTGTCTGCCCTGACCCTCACGCCTATGCGCTGACCGATGAGACCTTCACCATATCAAGCACAGGCAACCATGAAGTCCGGCGGCTCAAGGGCAATACCGACTCCGAGCCGGTGTATCTGCTGAGGGGAGTGATTCCCTCCGGCACGAGCAGCTATGTTTCTCTGGTAACCAATAACGAGGAACTGCGCGTCATCGGTCCCCTGGCGGAGAACGAGACGCTGGTGATCGATACCGGCAAAGTGACTGCTAAGGTAGTGGACGCCCAGGGCGAGACGCTCCGAAACGGACTGCCATGTTTGCAAGAACTGAACTTTCCTGTTTTGGGGAAAGGCATAAACAATATATCAATCAGCGCCACAGGTGATACTTTTACAGAATTACGAATACAAGCCATGAGCAGATGGAGGTGAGCGGCAAGCTGCCGCTGGCAATTCGCACTCAAGGCTTTTATGGCAACAAAACGATTATGCCCGCGACTAAAGGATGCGGGAAACCGGAGGTGATTAAATTTGGCGGTTAAATCAGTCCTTACCACACAAGAAGATTTCACAGGCGAAATCCCTGTCACAGAGAATACAGCTGCCATGTGGCGG